AGCGCAGACACAAAAAATAGAAACCATATTATAATGGAAAAACTTGGTGTTAAAAGTTTAGAAGATGCATTCGATATTATTATGAGTTCTGAGGAAGCGCAAAAAGCATTAGATGCTGCAAAAAATGAATTAGAACCGTCTACAGAAACAAGCCCTGATTATATTGATTTATTATTTGCGTTGCTTGATAGATAGAAAATGGATGATAAAAAACAGTATTCAATTGCGGCAATTTATGACACAGAAACAACTAATATGGGTGACAACGCTTCAAATGCGTTTGCATTTTGCACATTATATATCTTTAATGATGTACGTATGAAAAATTTAAAATATTATGAACCTGATGAAGATGATAACATTACATTTCTTAGGTTTGAAAATGAAGCACAAAAATATATAGATGAAATTATAGAGTGGGGTAATGAGTTTAATGTTATTCCTATTATTTGTGCTTATAATCTTATGTTTGATATGCAAACTTTAATGTTTAATTTATCTCAACGTTATGAAATGAAAGTAACTGCACAATCATCAACAAATGTTTATACATTAGATTTGTTAGATGAAAATGGAAAACAGATTTTAAGATTTTGGGACACTTTTCATTTAGAAATGCGCGGATTAGCTGCGATGGGTGAAACTTGTGGTTTAGATAAATTAGAAAGTTGGGATTATTCTTTAATAAGAACACCATATACAGAATTAACAGAATTAGAATTAGATTATGCGAAACGCGATGTTCAAGTTATCCCTGCATATTTATCATATATTTTAAATGCTAATGAATGGCTTGAACAAAAAGATTTAGGTTGCACAATATTAACTAAAACTTCATTAGTTAGAAAAATGGCAGAAAGAGAAATAGGAAAACTTTTTGTTAAAAAACGTAATGGAAAACCAATGTCATTATTATGGATGTTTGAAAAAACATGTAAAGATGAATTACCGAAAACTTTTGAGCAATATGCTTTAAGAAAAAGTTGTTTTCGTGGCGGGTTTACTTTTACAAGTGCTTTATATGCTAATGAAATTGTAGAAAATGTTTTTTCTTTAGACGTTACAAGTATGCATCATGCTTTTATTAATGGGCGATATGTACCAGAACATTTTCATATTTGTAAAGATTTAAAATTAATGACTGAAATAGCAAATTCAATAGCTAATAGAAGTGTAGAGAAAGTATTAGCTAGATATTGGCAACCATTTAATATAGCTTTTCATTACCAAATTCATTTTACTAATATACGTTTAAAAAAAGGTAGCGCGTTTGAAGCGTGGCAAATAGCTTTAATACCAGAAGGAAAATTTGGTACTAGAGTTTTCGGTGTTGATTTTAATACTAACGAACGTGATAAAGAACAAGAAAGATATTTGCGTTTAAGTGGCTGGCATGATGAAGCGTTAAACCCAATTTTTGCGTTTAGTAAATTATATGCAGCTGATGAATGCATTCTATATTTAACAGAACTAGAATTATGGTGTATAGCGCAAGTTTATGAATGGGATGATTTAAATGTTTTATTTGGGGAACAAACTAGTAAATGGATGCTTCCACCTGATTATGTGACATTACAAAGTAATAAATTATTTAAAACAAAAAATGACGCTAAAATAATTAATAAAAATTATAAGGAAGGAGTCCCATATAATTATGAAATACCTGAAACTATTCCTAGTGGTATTTCTAGCAACTTACTTTGTGGGAAGTGTTCTGCTAAGTTTTTTGAGAGTTATTATAATTCAACTGTAAAAGGTATGTTTAATGGTATTTATGGAACACAAGCACAAGATGTTTATAAGCCAGATTTTAAGGTAGAAGATGGAGAATTATTTATAGATGAATTGACAAAAACAACTAAGGAGAATTTTGATGAAAAAACTCAAAATAGATGTAAGGTACTCTATAACTATGGAATGCGAATTGTCGGAGGGTCAAGAATGCATCTTGTTTTGGCCGTCGAATTGCTTTACAAAACTTTTGGAAAAAGAATCGGAGTTACCGGAGGGGACACCGACTCTATTAAAGCAACAATTATTGACAGACGTATTACTATTGGGCAAATTATGTCCGCACTTCAAACGTTACATGACGCAATACGAACAGCGATTGACAGAACTCAAAAAAGAATAAGAAATTTATTTCCTGATTTTGCAAGCGACTTAAAAGACGTTGGTTGTTTTGAAGCCGAAAAATGCAACGGCTTTGATAGTTGGAAATATCACTTTGAAGCGTGGAATAAGGCACGAGTATCAATTTCACAAGATAATAAAGTGCATATAACTTGTGCTGGATTATCGCGCCCAGATGGAATATATAATATTGAAAATTATATTTCAGATTTATGTAATACATATGGAGTAGAAAAAATATTACCATATATCTTAGGATATAATACAAATATAGATTTTAATTTATGCTTTGCGTTAGAACATAAACGTCCATTAGTTGATGAAATTTTTGATGGGGAAATAACTGATTATAAAGGTAATACATATAAATTACATTGTAAAAAAGCAATAGCGCTATACAATTCAAATCGAATAATTGGAGACACAAATAAAAAAACAAATAGAGAAAATATTTCTTATCTTAGAAGTTTAGGAAAGCGTGTTAATGATGAAGAAATATTTTTAAGTGTAAAAAATGGTAAAGCTAGAATTGAAAATATGGAAGGGATTATTTATGAAACGTTACAATCAAAAATATGATTATATAGATGAATTGAAGCAAGCTATTGAATTTTTAGCTTGGTTTTCTTTAATGATAAATGCATTTATGGGGTTTTTTATTTTTGTTAAATTATTTCTTCAATTTATAGGAGTGTTGTAAAATGACTTTTTCATATTTGAAAATCGAAGGCTATTCTGTTTATGGGCAATATGAAACTGTTGATATTGATATATCTGGTAAGTCGTGGAAGTCAATAGAAACTATTCTCAAACGATATGAGCGAAAAGGATGGGAAATTGCAAATGTTGAACTCACAAAGTAAAAAAATAATTTTGCGGGCGTGCGTGCTTGACGAAAAAGGATATAGTAAGCATAGAGATATTTTTTTAGTTTGCAATTCTATGAATGAAATAGGAAAAATGGCATGGTGGATAAGGCGCACAAAATTAGAAAAAAACGAACGTGCTTATTTTACATTTAAAGAAGTGTTATTAGCATGAAATATTATGACTGGAATAATACGCTTTCATATGACGCTGACGTTACAATGGTCGTAGGTGGACGTGGTATTGTAAAACATATGGAGCTAGATTGCAATTTATTAGAGATTATAAAAAGAACGAAAGTCGTTTTGTAGAATTAGTTAGAAACAAAACAGATTTATCTGCATTTGTAAATGGATATTTTTCACGGATAGAATCTAATGAAGAATTTCCTGATGATATATTTAAGGCTGAAGGTAATAAGGCTTTTATAGCTAAAAAATTATCTCGTAAAGAAAAAAATAAGCAACTTAAACCTAATTGGAAAGTGATAGGTTATTTTCTTGCAATGTCACAAGCTCAAAAAGTAAAACGTAATACATATGATAATGTAAAAAGAATTATGTTAGATGAAGCGATTATAGATAAACGACTTTCACCTTATGACAGATATTTACCTAATGAATTTGCAATTCTAGCGAATTTAGTAGATACCACGTCGAGAGAAATTCCCGGTACACCGAAAAGGAAAAGGCCAAGGGTTTTATTATTGGGTAACGCTGTAGATTTAATTAATCCATATTTTCAGAGATATAAAATTTATGAACCACAATTTGGTTATAGTTGGCATGATGGAAAAACAATGCTTTTGCATTATGTGCAAGATGAAGAATACGCAAAAGCTAAAACGGAAAATACAGTTGCAGGTAGAATGTTAGCAGGAACTTTGGATGGTGTAATTTCTGCGGCGAACACTTTTTATATGGGAACTGAAGATTTTGTTTTTAAAAAGCCAAAATACGCAAAATTTAATTTTGGCGTTGTTTATAAAGAACGTAAATATGGTATATGGCTAGATGATATTAACGGATATTATTATGTAAATAATAACATTCCTAATAATGCCAATCCTGTTTTTGCTTTAACGGCAAACGATAATCGCGTTAATTACATTATGGCAAAGCGAATGGAAACAGCGCTAAAAGGTTTCATTGAAATGTATTACATGGGCATTGTGAGATTTGAAACGCAATATATTAAGGAAAGTTTTGTAGAGATTTTGAATTTATTTGGGGTAAGGTAAAAATGTCATATGAAATAATATCAGAACATTATAAAAAATTATATGCTAGAACTTTAGAATTAGAAAAAAGTACAATGAAGAAGTACAGAATAATAATGTTTTTAGGGAATTTCTTGATGAATATAAAATGGCAAATTGGGAACAACAAAAAACTATTATAAGTTTATTTGATAAATGTGAATATTATAAAAAGAAATATAAAAAATATTTAAAAAATATAAGGAGGTTATGAACAATGGTTAAATATTTTTGTGATTCTTGTACTAAAGAAGTTGACGATACTTACATGTTATTTCCTATAAAATATAAAACGCTCGAGGGTGAAATATATTATAAAGATTTATGCGCAGATTGTATGAATTTCATTCATAGGCAAATAAACGATGGTATAAACATAGAACCATGTGATACCGACGTTAGCGGCGAGTAGCACGAGATAGGGGCTTTAAGCGGTATGGAAATACGCCTCCCGTGTGGTATATCTGCGCTGGATAACTTTTAGCTTGCGCGTTGCGTTATTATGTGGTATATAGGAGCCGGGTACTCTAAAAAGAGTGCCCGGCGTTTCTTGTTTATTCAGATTTTGTTGAGTAGAAAAGGAGAGATTTTATGCCAGATGAAATTAGGGATGAAGAGACTGTAGAAGAAAAAGAAAATGATACTGATGAACGTGAGGAAGAAACCAAGGATGAAATTCGCGACGAGGATTATCGTGAAGATGATATGATTGAAATGTTACGAACGATGAAAGAAGAAATGACTTCTTTACAGGAACAGGTTGTTTCTTTAAAAACTGCAATTTCACAGTTTGTCGATAATGGTGCGGTAATTCGCGAAACTGATGATATTTCTGATACTGATGATTTTGCAGATGATTATGTAGCAATTGAGGATATGAATTTATCCGTAGATGAACGGAGGTAATTTTATATGGCAGAGAAGAACTCTACAATTCTGGAGAAAGTGTGGCTCGCCGGGACAAATGATTTTCAACAGCGTATTCCCGAGCCAACCCAGGAGAATATTGCGTCTACTATTGAGAATTTATTTATGCCCATGAATAGGCAGTATTTTAATCAGTTTATGGATATTCTTGTTAACCGAATTGCTTTCACTTATGTTCGCGGCGAAGCGTGGAAAAATAAGTTGGCAGTTTTTAAGGGGCAGAAGCTTAATTATGGGCAGACTATTCAAGAAATTGCGCCGAAGTGGATTAAGGCACATTCCTATATGGATGATTCTGAGACGCTTTTGAAGATGCATCGGCCCGAAGCACAAGCATGGTATCATTCCCAGAACCGTCGTGACCGTTATCCTATTACTGTAAATTATGATGAATTGCGGACCGCATTTGTCGATGAATATGGAATTAATAATCTTATCGCCAAGATTATGCAAGTTCCAATGAATTCTGATGAATATGACGAGTATCGTATTATGCTTCAGTTAATCGCAGAATACGAGCATCGTTGGGGCTTCTTTAAACATCATCTTTCTGCCGTTCCTACTGATGAGGAAACTGGTAAGGAATTCTTGACTGCAATTCAGACGTATGCTGGTATGCTGCAATTCCCGTCTACTTTATACAACGCTCAGAACATTACAGATATTCCGGTTTTTGCCAACGAAAAAGAGTTAGTGCTTTTGGTTACGCCTGCTACCAATGCTTCTGTTAACGTAAATACTTTAAGTATTTTGTTCAATATGGATGTAGCAGATGTTCGCGTTCGTAAGATTATCGTTGACGAGTTCCCGGTGCCTAATATGGTGGCACTTTTAACCACCGAGGACTTTTTCGTTTGCAACGACACTAATTATCAGAACACCAGTTTCTATAATCCCGAGACGTTAAACACTACGTATTGGCTGCATCATTGGGGCGTTTATAGCGTTTCCCCGTTCGTACCTGCCATTTGCTTCACTACTGGTGCGGGAACTGCGACTGGTACGGCAACGCAGAGTGTAACCGGGGTTTCCGTTACCGTTGACCCGTCAGAGATTAACGCAGGCGATACCGCGCAGATTACGGTTGAATTACAGGGTTCGATTACTGGAAACAGTAGCGACGCAATTTCCGTCAAGCCTGATGGAGCATTATTCAATATTACTTGCGAGGGTATTGAGCTATCCCCGCGAACGTATGTTGACTTTAATAATGTTCTTCATACGCAGGATGATTTACCGTCTGAGTCTGTTCTCACAATTACTGGTACGGCAATTTACACTAATCCGAGCGGCGTAACTACTAAGTACACGGATACGGCAACAGTTACTATTCTTTAGTAGCTAAAAATAATGGGCGGTAATTCTAAAAGAGTTGCCGCCCATTGGAGGTTTTATTATGAACATAGAATTTCCTCATTTAGATGATACAAAATTTCCCGGCGTAAATAATGAAGAAACTTTGTCGGGTGTTGATGTATATAAATATGAAAACAATTTTGACTATTATCGCTGGAAGGGACAAATTTCTGTAAAATTATTAAATGTTCTTTGGAATAGTAATTACGCAGATGTTCCTTATTTTGATTCTGATTCTAAACGCGATGAATGGTTTGATAACCAAAGTGGAATTATTCAACCACTTTTAAGTCCGTTTAATTCTACACCAGAAACTTATATTCAATTGCCTATTCCTTATAATGATGCATTTAAATATAATTATGTTGTTGTGGATATGCCGTTACAAACTAGCGATAACCAACCTTTGGATTATGAAAACGCAGATGCGCGTGTAAAACGTTGGTATTATTTCATTCAAGATATTGAACAGTTATCGCCTAATACTACACGTTTTGAAATTAATGTAGATTATTGGACTACTTTTATTCATTCGGTTCAGATTAATTATTTAATGCTTGAACGTGGGCATGCGCCAATGACTAAAACGACTGTAGACCAATATCTAAATAATCCGCTTGCAAATAGTGAATATTTATTGGCTGATGATTTTAATTACCAACGCGGTGAAACTGTAATTCAATCGTCTAATTATACCCCTATTGGAAACGGCAAAAAATATGTACTTTTTGCCGCGCCTTATGCGCAAAGTGATTTTGCGTTATTTGGCGGTGTTGATTACAGCGGAGAAAGCACTCCGCCTAGTTATGAAGATTATAGCGGAACAAATTCTCATTATAATCGCTGGATGGCTGGCAATCAATATGTAGTTAATGATTATGAATGGAAATATGGAGACGTTGATTATAGAAATGCACGTTTGCCAATTCGAGGGCTATTAGGCCAAGATAATGAAGTTTTTAACGGTAATTATTGTTACGCTATTGATGCAATCGAAGCTAGTGCATTTTTCAATAGAATGGCACATACACGCGTTCAATTTATTCACGGTATTCAAGCGTTATTTATTTTAGATGAAAGTATGTTTGAACGTGGAGATAGTTTTACTTTTGAAAACGCAACTATTTATAGATGTAGAAAACGGATAAATACGCTTAATTACACGTTAGTCAAAGAAGCGTTTAATTTTGATGAAAATTATAAAGAAATTACTAAACTATATACAAGCCCATATTCTTTTATTGAAATTACTGATGATAACGGTAATTCATTTAATTTCAATATTGAAAACACTGGGCGCATTCAAATGCATAGCGAAGTCTCGTTAGCTTTTCCGTGGCTACGATACAATGTGTTCTTTACTGGTATTAACGGAGATGGTAGTTTTAATTATACATGGAAAAACTTAAACGATAATGATGTAAATAAAACTATGTGGGAAAGCGATTTTTCTAAATTTATGATGAATTGGGATATTCCCACGTATTCTATTTACATTAGTTCTGAAAATGAATATGCGGCGAATAATGCAGCTGGAATGAATGCGCGTAGATTGGGCGCGATTAAAGATTATCAAAATGCAACGCGTTTCGCGGCCACTAATCGTGAAAATATGGCCGCTTCCATGCAGACTAATACTGATAATGTTGCGGCCACAGGGCAAGCTAATATTGCAAACACTAACACGCAAAACACAGCTAATACCGATATTACAAAAGAAAATAACGGTATGCGTACCGATATTACAGACGAAAATAACGATATGCGAGAAGATATTAGAACAGACCAAAATATAACCGACGGGCAGGCTTTTGGCTTTGCCAACGATTTATTACGAGATAATACAGTATTGGATAATAATATGGTTACCGTAAAAACAGATATTGAAAATGAAAACGCTACAATAGGTTTCGCCGCTAATGCCGTTGGAAGCATTGCTACTGGTTTTATGCAAGGTGGTGCGGCAGGCGCTATTATGTCGGGTGTTTCGGCAATTCCTACAGGAGTAGCTACAGCAGTAGGTGTGACAAATAATTTAGAAGAAGCAAACGCGATAAAATCGACAAATTCGGATAAGGTAAATAACACGATAACTTATAATTTAAGAATGCTTGGCGGTACAGACGGTCAGCACGGTTCGTTAGGTCTTAGGCGCAGCATACAGGAAAGAACTAACGACGCAGCAACAGAGAACACAAAAAGGCAGAATCTTGCTGCGAAAAATAACACAGATACTCAAAATGCAGCAGACGCGGCAAAAATTAAAAAAACTACTGATACTAACAATGATAACGCGTTAAGAACGCAAACCACAGAAACAAACAACGCGACTGAAACCAGATACGCAAATATTCAAGCAAACAAAGCCAATTTAAGGCAGGCGCAAATTGAAGCAGAAGCGCAGTATAAAAACGCACGTTTGCAAAGGCCTGCAAAGCAAGGCGAATATAATAACGACGCTTATCCCGATATTTGGATGCGTAGAGGGTTTAGGTTTAATATTCACACGCAAACTAAGGCGGCTATTAAACAAACTGGCGACGCATTTTTACGTTTTGGTTATGCATTACATAGAGTGTGGGATATGTCACAAGGTTTTAATTACATGAAATATTTCACATTTTGGAAAGCTGAAGATATTTGGGTAAATGACGGCACAGGTGTGGCTAATATTGCAACTAATACTATTAGCGATATTCTTTTAAAGGGTGTGACCGTTTGGAGTGACCCAACAAAAATAGGCATGGTTTCCATTTACGATAACATGAGGGGAGGGAATTAATGAGTAGAAAAAAAGGAAAGAATAATAACGTTTGCAATAAACGGCATAGAGATATGTACTGGCAAACTGGTGATTATAATTCACGTTTATTTTGGACATTTAGAGCACAGATTATGGCTTTAGCGCTTAACCGTTATAAGTGGATAAATTTGCCGCCTACTTGTGACGAGCGTTATTTAGAAATGATTTTATTAACGCAAGGCCAAGCAAGTTTCGCTTTTCCGCGCAAACAGCCGGGTATTTTTTATACTAACCAATGCGCGCAAATTGGGATACCGAATGTTTACGACAATCCTAGCCAATGGTGGGCAATCGGAAATAATGGTTGGCGATTTAAAGTTAATAATAAAAATGGTGTAATTGTTTGGGACAATCGCGTGCGCTATCCACTCATGGAAAAAATTGATATTTGGGCGCGTGAATTAGTAGATGTAATTCGCACTAAGCAAATTAATCGTATGCACCAGAAAATACCATTTGTATTTGCAGTACCTCAAGAAATGGAGCAACAGGCCGCAAATTTATTCAAGCAAGCGGCAGGTGGTGAACCTGCAATTATAGGAACGCAAGCAATTAATTTAATGAAGCCTGAATTATTATGGGAAAATAAAGTTCCTTTTATTGGTGAAGAGTTAACCGCTGAAGAAATGAATATTTGGAATGAGATTTACCGTTGCTTGGGTATTTCAAATCAAATGGTAAAAATGGAACGCATGATTGAAAGTGAGGTTAGGAGCCAGCAGGAACCAAACCATTTATTAGGATTAGATGGTTTAAATTGTAGGCGTGAAGCGTGCCGTAAACTAAATGAACGTTTCCCTGAATATTTTGCGAATAATCCTCTGAATGTTGTATGGAGACAAGATAATACGAGCGAAAATTATAATTATATTCATAATATCAGAGATAGAATGGAGGGTTCTGATGCTTAGTTATATAGACTTAGATGATATTACTTTATCTGATGAATTTCCTCCTGATTATCATGCGGTAAATACCGTTCAATTATGCGAATTAATAAACGGCGGTTTAATTGATTTTAGTTTGCCTGAATGGGACTTTGATTCATATAATGAAGAACAGCGTAACAGATTATGGAAGAAATTTGAGAGTCGTTTTTATTGGCGTGAAATTGGCATTGAACCTTATAAACGGTGGAAATGGGAATTATTGCGTAAACTAAATGAGATTATGCCAAAGTATAAACCTGCATATAAAGCATTAGAAGAAGGTCAGAATATTTTCCAAACTTATTCTGAGTATGGAAAAAGTCGTAATATTTATTCTGATTTTCCGCAAACTTTATTAGGTGGAAACCAAGATTATGCAACTAATGGAACTGACAGGCAACACGAGGAAATTTATTTAGGAAATTGGATTGAGCAAATCGGCAAATTAAAAACTTATGATGATATTGATATTATGATTCTGAATGAACTTGAAACGTTTTTTGCCGTTATGTTCACGTCTAATTTAAACGGTTATTAAAGGAGGTGTTTTATATGGCAAGTTGGCCTATGGTTTATAATTCCTTGCCGGGCTATGCAGGTTTCACAAGTTTTACGCCGACAATTCCTAAATTATATTGGGACGTATATTCTCAAGAAGAACGCATTAAGCGAATTTGCATGGAATTACATAAACTTTGTGAATACGCAAGTGCATTAAATATTAATATCAATTTAAATCATGATATGATTGAAGCCTTGCGAGTTGAATTTGAGAAATTCAAAGATACTGGTTTTCTTGACTATTATGAAAAACAAATTCAAGCATGGATTGATGCGAATATGGAGCGCATTATTTCTGAAGCTATTAAGATGGTTTTCTTTGGGCTTACAGAAGATGGTTATTTTTGCGCGTACATTCCTAAGAGTTGGGCTGGAATTATTTTCGATACTGGCGCGGTATACGAAAATGATAATTATGGTTGTTTAATTTTGGAGTATTAAAGGAGGTAAGAAATGGCACAGGTTTTTACTGACGCTCAAATTAATGAGATTTTAAATATCTTTAAGCAACATATGGGGCACAGGCAATATATTGGCGCGCGTTATGTGCCTATTTTTGGGCGCAAAGGTGAAGAGTCTATTTTATGGGATAATTCTGCACCATATGAACCATTAACTATCGTTCTTTACCAGGGGAATTCTTACACGTCACGACAGTATGTTCCAGCAGGTATTGAAATTACCAATAATAATTTTTGGGCTGAGACTGGAAATTATAACGCACAACTTGAACAGTATAGACAAGAGGTTTTAGAAATAAAACCGCTTGCAGATGCTTTTGGTGATTCCAAACCTATTAATGTGCTTACTTTAGGTTTCGATAACACTGGTACAACTGATGTTTCAGACCTTTTCAACCAATATGCAGCGGATAATGCACTTTATTTCCCTGCTGGAATTTATAAAATAGATAAGCAAGTTAATATTAGTCATAGTATTTACGGCGCAGGTTTTACGCGAAACGCAAATAATGTTAACAATGCTAATCAAACTATTTTTATCGCAAATGTGGATAAAAATATTTATGATTCGATTTTTAAAATTGCTGGCCAAGTAAATTACGGTATTGTATTAGATAATTTTTCCATTGATTGCGGCGCGTCCGTTGTAGACGCGATTAAATTTTCTGGGCTTGCTAATGGAACTCCGAATTTCATTAAAAATATTAAAATATGGAATTTAAATAAAATTGGTATTAATGCTGACGATGTTAGCGTGTTTGCTTCGCGTCCGATTTGGATTGACAATATTTCAATTCATGCAACCCCTGCAATTAATACGACTGATAATCAAACAATTGGAATTCGATTAGGCCGTAATATCGGTGATTGTCGTATTTCTAATATTGAGCTTATGTGCTGCGTGGTAGGAATTGAATATAATAGCGGGCCGCAATTGCTTAGTAATGCACACATTTGGTGTGGAAGTAACGAGGAAAAAATTACACCTACACAATTTGGAAATACTTTTGGTATTCAAATAAATGGCGGTACTCTTATGGCTACCAACCTTTACACGGATACTTGCCGTTTCGGCGTATATATTGCAGCCGATTGGACTACTGCTAATATTACAAACCATTTGCATTTAGGTGATGGCACAGTTAGTGCATACGCGAACTTTGCAATTCAACCTATACATATTGGTAATAATCTCACGCACAGTCGTGTTTTCGTAAACGGAGGGCGTTATCAAGTTTATGAGGACTCAGATACCACTAGACCTACAGGCGCTGCAACGTCTTTGAATACACAAGACCGTTTCATTACCATTAAAGATGTGTTTATTACGAACCCAAGTTTGGGTAATCTTTCATTGACGAGAAGCAATTTTGATAGGCTGGTATATTCGCGTGGTTTCACCGTTCAAGAATACACGACAACGAACAAAAACCCGCTAGCAGCAAATGGCTATATGGAAATAGCGAAAATTCTACGTGGCGGAAATTACGGCGGTTTTTGTCGTATCGAAGTTGCGATGAGAAATTCAAGCGCAGGCTCCATTATTTTCAATATCGGTTTTGATAGCGGTGGAGCAGCATGGACAGTAACGCGAGTTGATAATGGAACGGCAGTTAATCCGCATCAATTCTATTATCGGATTGAAAATGACGCTATTCGCATTTATTTCAAAGCACCTGCAAATACCACTTATTCTTATGCGGTAAAGCAGATTTTCACGAACGGCAATTTGTCTCTAATTCCATATATGGAAACCACTATTGGAGATTGGTTCGAGAACTTGCCTTCAACCGCTGAAAATATGGTTCTTATTGAAAGCGAATAATTTAAATGCTAAAAGG